CGAAGGGAAAGCGGCAGACTGCAAAGCGGGTGGTGCTGCACGGTGTTGAGGGAATCGGCAAAAGCACACTTGCCAGCCAGTTCCCGAAACCCCTGGTGCTCGACACCGAGGACGGCACGAACCACCTCGACGTGGATCGGGTGACGATCACGAACTACCTCGAGGCCGAGGGAACCCTGCACGAGTTGGCTCGCGACTCGCAGGGATACCAGACGGTCGTGATCGACTCCGGCGACTGGCTGGAGCGGCTCCTCATCGAGAACCTTCTTTCCAAGGCCCAGAAGCGGAGCATCGAAGACTTCGGATTCGGCAAGGGCTACACGATGGTCGCGGAGGCGATCGGTCGCTTCCTCACGGTCTGCGACTCGTTGGTCGAGCGTGGCATCAACGTGGTGGTCGTGTGCCACACAACCGTCAAGCGGTGCAGCCCGCCGGACATGGACGAGGGCTACGACCGGTTTGAGTTAAAGCTGACCAAGCAGAGCGGGCCGCTCGTCAAAGAGTGGGCCGACTGCATCCTCTTTGCGAACTACAAGACCCGTCTCGTCGCTGGCGAGGATGGCCGCACCCGTGCGAAGGGCGGCAAGGAGCGGGTGCTGCACACCGAGCGGACGGCCGCATTCGACGCCAAAAACCGCTACGGGCTGCCCCCGGAGCTGCCCATGACCATTGAGGCGTTGGCCCCGCTGTTCGCCAGCGTTCCGGCGTCGAAGCCCGGCTGGGGCGACCGCGTCAAGGCCGCGGCGTCGGTTGAGGAGCTGGACGTGATCGAGGGCGACGCCGACGACGCCGTGACGGCCGGCGACCTGACCGAGAGCCAGCGAAACACGCTGGGCAACGCGATCTCAAAGCGTCGTGGAGTTCTGTCACCCGAGGAGGTTCCCGCATGAACCAGGTCGAACGTGACGAGGAGGCCCGCCACGCGGCGGCCATGCAGCTCGTCGAGGACACCGCGGTCGCGTTCAAGCGTGGTGCGGTGAGTTTCAACCGTGCCAAGTCAATCATCGACGACGCCCTGATCGGCGACGCCGACCGGATCGTGAAGATCAGTACCAAGCCCTACACACCAGAGGTGACAACGTGAGGTTCGACAAGTTCACAGACCAGGATTTTGCAGCCAGCACTTTGCCGGACGGCGATCACGACGTAGAGATCGTCAAGGTCAAGAGCGTGACGAGCAAGAAGACAGGCCAGGAGTTTGCTGTCCTTGTGTTTCGAGACGTGGCCGACTCCTACGACCAGGTCGAGAAGTGGCTGTCACCGGACAATAAACGCGACCAGCGAACGGCGATGGATCTCAACGCTGCTCTCGGCCGGGCGTGGGACGCGGAGATCGACGACTCGATCGCCGGCCAGGTCGTCTCGATCGCCTCCAAGCGTGCCGTGAAGGACGGCGAGCCGGTGCTCGACCAGGACGGCAACCAGCGGGTGTACGTAAACGGATTCATGCCTGCGACCGGCACGGGGGCCGCTGACCCGAAGCCAGCCGCGGCTCCTCGAGCCAATCGCACCGCCACTCAAAAGGCGGACGCGGCCACCGGTGCGAGCGGCGACGACATCCCCTTCTGACTCATTCCACTTTTCAGAAAAAGGAAAACCACATGGCAACCCTGTACCAAACCCACGTCTTCCCCAACGGCGAAATCTACCGAATCAGCGGCGAGACGGTCGTCGTCGGCGATTTGACATACGTCAGGCGAAAGCACCTCGACGACCTGGAGTCGTCGGATCGCTTCCTCCCGACTGTGGCAGCCGCTGACGAGATGGCGGCAATCAAGATTCAGCAGCAGATAGCCAACCTCCAGGACGTTCTCGCGAAACTCCGGCCGCTCCCAGCCGGTAACCAAGCGGCTGCCTCTTCATCGGCTGCGGGGAGAGCGCAAGCGGTGGTCGCGACATAACTCCGCAGCCGGGGGCTGGGTGGCGAATCTTCCCGCCAGTTGACCAGTGACTTCGACCGGTCGCCGCACGTCACGCGGCACAACCTACGGATGGGTGCGGTACACGAGTGATTGTTTTAAGGCATGGAGGACTGAAATGGCGGATGACGTTGTAGTGATCTCGGTGGTGAAGCAGCTCATCGCGGCATGGGAGGCCGGCGACTCGCCGGCCGACGTGACGGTCGATCTGATCGCGGATGCGGTCGAGGGCCGCGGCGGGGTGGTGGCATGACGGCGTCATGGTCTACCGACGATGCGATCTCCGCACTGCCGCTGTTCTCGCAGCCCGCAGCGGCCTGTACGGCGAAAGCCGAGCGGGTGGCCGGCTTCGACACCGGCGCGGCCCGTGCGGCGATCCTCGAGGCCCTCACGAAGTCTGGCCGTGCCATGACGGGCGAGGAACTGGTCGATCACTGCCAGCGGCTGGGCCTGGTGCCGCACGACGCCAGAGCGTTCGGGTCGGTGTTCTCCGGGCTGGCAAAACAAAACAAGATCGTGTCGGTCGGGTTCGCGGCCCGGCGTAAGGGGCACGGTACGGCAGGGGCGAGGTTATGGAAAGCAACTGGAGGTGCGACGTGAGCAGGCTGTTCTCAAAAAAACAGAAGCAAGCGGTGGAGCTTGTGACCGGGGCCTCCGGGCACGGCGATCACGTCATTCCTCACAGCAAGGGAGGGCAGACATCGGTGGAAAACTGCCAACTGATTTCACAGGCAGCAAACCTGAAGAAGGGCGACTGGATGCAAGATCCTCGCCGCTGGCAAGAAGAGTTTTACCGCCAGTGGATGGCTAGAACTTGTCGGGATTTTCTTCTGATAGTCATCCCAGGCGGCGGCAAGACGATGGCGGCCCTTCATGCCGCACGGAAATGGATAGCTGCAGGGTCGGATCGTCGACTGATAGTCGTAGTTCCAACCGACAACCTGCGCGAGCAGTGGCGTGAAGAGGCTGCAAGGCACGGACTTGAGCTTCAGACAAAAGAGTTTGGCACAAACTTCAAGCACGGATTTCAAGGTGGCGTTGCGACATACGGCTTGGTGGCGAGCCAGCCGCTTCTTTTTCGGAAACTGTGTAGCGTTGCGCCCACTATGGTGATCTTTGATGAGATCCATCACTGCGGCGACGACGCGAGCTTCGGTCGCGGCATCAAGGATGCGTTTGAGTTGGCGCAGGAGCGTCTTTTGATGTCTGGCACAGCATGGAGGAGCGACGGCACGGCGATCCCTTGGGTGCGATACGACGGAAACGGATTTGCTGTTGGCGACTATTCCTACGACTATCCGCACGCCTTGAATGACGAAGTCGTTCGGTTTCTTGTCTTTGATTACTCGCGGGGCACGATCACTCACGACGCCACTGGGCAATCACACACGTTGTCGAGCGACAGTTCTGAAGACGAGGCAGCGAAGTTGCTGCGTAGGTTGCTCGATGCACGAGGTGAGTTCGTTCGCGAGCAGATACGGATGGCCCACCAAAAGCTGATCGATCTCCGAAAGTCTTTTGACGACGCCGCAGCGATTGCGGCTTGCATCGACCAGGCCCACGCCGTGATGGTCGCTGAGGTGATTCGCCAAGAAACTGGATGCGAACCCAGCGTCATCGTCAGCGATTCGGAGATCGAAAACGACACGGCTCGCTCTTTCAGAGACGGGAGGAAAGAGTGGATTGTGGCTGTACGCAAGGTTAGCGAAGGAACTGACATCAAGCGGCTTCAGGTCTTGTGCTACCTGACTAACACAACCTCCGAGCTTTTCTTCAGGCAACTCGTCGGAAGGGTGTCGCGATATCGGGGCAAAGAGGACCGCGAGGCTTATGTGTATCTGCCCGCTGACCCGCGCTTGATTACATGCGCTCAAAACATCGAAAACGCTCAAGTGCAGGCGTTGCGGACGCAGCGCGATGATTGCGGAATCGATCGCGAGCCTTTTGAGAATACGCAGGCTTCACTGTTTGAGTCTTTCTCTACCGCGCACGACGGCACCGATCTTGTGATGATCGGAGGTGAGACTGTCTCGGAATCAGTTGCGCGGAGGATACAGCAAATATCCGAGGCTGAGTCCATTCCGATGCAGAAGGTGCTGGCTGTTATGCACCACTTCGGCCAGGCAGCGATTCAGGCTGAGAATGTATCGCATCCAGTGAAGAGCAAAGAGGAGTTGCTGGACGAACTACGCAGGAAGTGCCAACAGCAGGCGTTTCGTTTGTCGAAGCTGGCCGAGTGCGACGTAAAGGAGATCCACTGCAAGTTTAAGCCGCAGAAGGATATGACCGAGATTGAGTTGCGGTCCAAGTTGGCGTCGATCCTAGCGGAGGCGTCTAAGTATGCTTGACCTCAACGAGATCGAGCGCGGCCAACTGTGCCAGTCGACGATCGAGTCGCTATACGAAGCTACCGGCGGGCTTCGCCAGTTCCCTTCGCTGCTGAAAAAGGTCATTGCAACCAGAGCGTGGGAGCGGCGGACGGTCCACGGCAAGGTGGTCGAGCTCGCCAGCCTGCGCGAGCTCATCACGTCGAAGCCGGTCAGCGGTTGGGGCGAAGATCCAACTGCGGTCGAGGCCGTGATCCGCGACGACCCGGAGGCGCTCGCCTCGTTTCGGGAAGCGATGAAGGGCAAGCCCGGCCGCCCGAAAGCAACCGAGGAAACCCCTACTATTAGTAGGGGAATAGAGTCAGTCCACGGCACGACCCGCGCCTACTCGATCTCCCGCGTGCAGCGCGAGTGCAACGCCGAGACGGTCGCGGCCGTGATGGCTGGCGAGATGTCGGCCAACGCTGCTCTCGTCAGGGCTGGCGTCCGCGAGAACCGCCAGGTCTACATCCCTCGCGACCCGGCCAAGGCTGCCGAAAAGCTACGCCGGCAGTTTGGAGATGAGTTCATGGATGGACTTCGGAGTGCGATCTATGGCCGGTGAATGGCTAGCAGTTGACCTCGCCCTCGACCTCAAGCCGGAGGTGCAGGAGCTGATCGACACGACCGGGCAACCGGTCGAGGTCGTCTGCTTCCGCCTCTGGAAGCTCTGGGGCTGGGCATCGATGCACTGCACCGACGGGTCGGCCCGCATGACCCTACCTCGGCTGGTGCGAACGTGCGGGGCAGACGAGTCCTTCTGGCTTGCCGTGGCGGCAGTCGGGTGGCTTCATATCGACGAGGCTGGTGGAACCGTGGCCGTCCCCGGATGGGATCGGCGGTTCAGCCAGTGTGCCAAGTCGAGAATGCAGCAATCCGACCGTTCACGGGCCCACGAAGACCGAAATCCCGGGCGAAAACGCCCAAACGGGGCTTCCGACGCTGGTGCGTCGGAAGGTCCGACGCCCGATCGTCGCAGAGGAGAGGAGAGGAGAGAGAGGACAATTCCTCCTCCTCCGCGTGAGGCTTCGCCAGGGGAAGCATGGGAGACCATCCTGGCGGCATGGAACGCCGGGGCCGGACCGGCGACCCGCCGAAGCACCTGGAAGTCTCCCCGCCCACCGGATCACGCCCCGAAGGTCATCGTCCAGGACGGGTGGCTGGCTTCCGCCCTGGAGGCGATCCCCCGGCTGGCCGGCTGCCGGTATTTCGATAGCCCGGTGACGCTGCACCAGTTCACGGTGGACGGGTTCGTGACCAAGGTGCTGGGCGGTCAGTACGACTCACAGAAGACCCCGAAGGGGGCCCCTGCGGCCGACGAGCGGCCCCGGGCCGTCGGGTGGAGCGGCGACGACGCCGCAAGACTCCAAGCAACGATCGACAAGCAACGTGCAACCGCCGGAGGCCCCGCATGACAACCGCCACCACCACCACCCCCAAGCAGCTCGCTGTCATCGACGCGATCGTCGACCTAACCGCGGAGCGCGGCTATCCGCCGACCATGCGGGAGATCGCTGCGGTCATCGGGTCGATCCACTCGGACGTTCAGCAAAAGCTATGGCGGCTGCGTCGCGACGGACGAGTGACGTGGGACGAGGGGCGGGCCAGGACGGTGCGGGTGGTGGAGGTGCGAGAATGAACTACGCAAGCGTGTGCGATGGCATTGGTGCGGCTCACGTCGCCTGGCAGCCGCTGGGCTGGGATTGCCGGTGGACGAGCGAGATTGAACCGTTCCCGGCGGCCGTTGTGGAACAGCGGTTTGGGTTCGTGAACGTGGGCGACATGACAAAAATCACGGAGGAGATGCTAGATGAGCACGGCCCAGTTGACCTTCTGGTCGGAGGCACCCCATGCCAGTCCTTCAGCGTTGCCGGTCTTCGAGGCGGATTGGCTGACCCGCGTGGCAACTTGGCCCTCCGATTCGTCCAGCTTGCTGCTGTCATGCAGCCCAAGTGGATCGTTTGGGAAAACGTGCCGGGCGTGCTCAGTAGCGGCAAAGGACGGGACTTTGGAACCTTCCTCGGGGCGCTGGGCGAACTCGGGTATGGGTTCGCCTACCGCGTTCTTGACGCTCAATGGTTTGGAGTCGCCCAGCGTCGCCGCCGTGTGTTCGTTGTCGGCCACCTTGGAGACTGGCGACGTGCCGCAGCGGTACTTTTTGAGCGCGAAAGCGTGTTCGGGAATCCTCCGACGCGCGGAAAGACGGGGGCGTCAGTTGCCAGAGCGCTTAGCGCAAGCACTGGCGGGGCAAGCGCAAAAGAACAGCAATACACATTTGTCGGAGACAACGGGCAGCCGCTCAACGCCCTTGGTGAAGGGCCGATCTGGAGAGGTGGCGACCAAGCCAACAGCGAACACTGCATCGACCACGCCGGGACGCTCAACTGTGACAAAGGCCAGCAAGGCGGCATCTTAGCCTTTACCAAATCCAAGCGAGCCCAAAGCACCACCGACGACGAGTCGTGGGTGCCGGGCGAAGTCAGCCCGACGATGAGCTGCTTTGACCAAGGAGACACGCGGGCGACGACGGTGGTGGCGTTCCGCGAAAACCAGCGTGGAGAGGTCGATTACGTTGATCCGCCCCACGCCCTTGCGAGCGGTGGCGGAAAGCCAGGCCAAGGCTACTGCGGCGTGCAGCAGGCAATGGCCGTCCGCCGCCTCACGCCCCGCGAGTGTGAGCGGCTCCAAGGCTTCCCAGACGATTACACGCTGGTCGAGTATCGGAAGAAGCCTGCCGCAGACGGGCCGCGATACCGTGCGTTGGGCAACTCAATGGCCGTGCCGGTCATGCGGTGGATCGGGGAGCGGATCGCAATGGTTGAAAGCAAGGTGACGCAATGACAATCATCCTCGGCATCGACCCCGGCCTCAGCGGCGCTCTCGCCCTCGTCTCCGACGAGGGCCTCCACGTCCTCGATATGCCGGTCGCGGAGGTCCGCGGCAAAAGGGTGATCGACGCGGCCCGGCTGGCCCACCTCGTGCAACGCGGATTCCCATTCCAGCCCAACCACGTCGTCCTCGAGCACGTCCAGGGCGTTCAAGGTTCCGGTGCCACGAGTGCGTTCAACTTCGGCCGCGGCTTCGGCCTGGTCGAGGGCGTGATCTCGGCCCTGGGCTATCCGCTGACCCTCGTCCGCCCGCAGTCGTGGACGAAAGCCGTTGGCGTCAGCCGCGACAAGGGCGAGCACCGGCTGGTGGCGTCGCGGCTCTGGCCGCGGCACGCGGAGCTGTTCGCCCGCGTGAAGGACGACGGGCGGGCGGACGCGGCACTTCTCGCACACTGGTACGCGAGGCATGGCAATGGGTAGACCACGATCCGCCCCGGAGCACCAGGTCGCTGCCGCCGAGCGTGCGCGTGAGCAGACCATCGAGCGTGGCCGCGAGCGGACCCGCCGCGGCGCGGACATCGGCGAGATCCCGCCGGTCGTGAACGTGGCCCGCCGCGAGTCTTGCCGGCTCGACCTTGAGCTTTTCCTCACCACCTACTTCCCATACTCGACCGGTCTCTCGCCATTCTCGCCCGACCATAAGCGGGTGATCGCCCGCATTCAGGACTGCATCATCGGCGGCGGCCGATTCATTAACGCGGTGTACCGCGGCTTCGCCAAATCGACGGTGAGTGAGAACGCGCTCTTGTGGGCGATCCTCTACGGCCACCGAAAGTTCGGCGGCATCTTCGCCGCAGAATCGGACCTCGCAGACAAGGCGATCAACTCCGTCCGCACCGAGCTATCCGACAACGACCTCCTCTTTGAGGACTTCCCCGAAGTCTGCCACCCGGTCCGGTGCCTGGAGGGAAAGGCCCAACGCTGCAACTCGCAGACGTACAACGGCGAGCGGACTCATATCGGGTGGCGGAAGGACACGCTGGTCATGCCGGCGATCAAGGGCTCGCCTTCGTCCGGGTCGATCATCATGAGCCGCGGCCTCACCGGCTCGATCTTAGGTCTGCGGTGGAAGACTCCGGACGGCCGGCAGCTCCGGCCGGACTTCACGATCGTGGACGACCCACAGACTCGCGAGTCGGCCCGGTCTCCGGTGCAGTGCTCCTACCGGCTGGAGATTCTGACGAAGTCGGTGATGAAACTCGCCGGCCACACCCGCAGCATGGCGTGCGTGGTCAACGCCACGGTGATCTCGACCGGCGACATGGTCGACCAGCTCCTCGACTCCAGCCGGTTCCCGGCGTGGCAGGGCGAGCGGATCCCGATGGTCCGCAAGTTCTCCGACGGTCACGACGATTTGTGGATGTCTAGTTATCGCGATCTGCGATGCACGTTCGCGAAGGACATTCCCGGCGACCAGGCCCGTGCCCACAAGGCTGCAAACGAGTTCTACCTAACCAACCGCACCGCGATGGACGCCGGCTGCGAAGTATCGTGGGCGTCGTGCTTTGACCCCGACGCTGAACACTCCGCGATTCAACACTCATACAACGCGCTGATCGACGACGGTGCGGACGTTTTCGCGTCGGAGTTCCAACAACAGCCGATCAAGGACGAGGCGGCCAGCCTCGGCGTCACCGCGGAGGATCTCCGCGGTCGCGTTCTCGAAATACCCAGGTGGGTATGCCCACGCGGGTGCGACACGCTGACGGCATTCGTGGACGTGCAGGAAAAACTCCTCTACTGGTCGGTCGTGGCGTGGGGCAGCCAACTCCGCGGGCACCTCGTGGCCTACGGGGCGTACCCGGAGCAGGGTCGGGCGTACTACACGCTACGCGACGCCAAGAAGACTCTCGTGTCTGCGGCCGGTGGCGTGGCCCTCGAGGCCGCGATCCACGCGGGGCTGGAGTCGGTGGCGTCGATGATCCTCGGCCGGGAGATCAACCGCGAGAACGACGACGCGGTTCTCCGGGTCGGCCAGTTGTTCGTGGACGCGAACTGGGCGCAGACGCATGGGGTGGTGCGAGACTTCGCACGTCGATCGTCGTGGGGGCCGCGAGTGCTGCCGACCCACGGGCGATTTGTTGGTGCGTCGGGCCAGAGTATCAGCGACAAGGCTGTGGATCGGGGCGAGAGGATCGGTGCCAACTGGCGGACCTCGACGATTCAGAAACAGCGCCACGTTCTCTACGACACAAATGCGTGGAAGACTTTCGTGGCGACGCGATGCAAGCTGCCGGTCGGAGATCCGCTGGCGTTCACCATCCATGCCGGCCAGCACGAGATGCTTGCCGAGCAGATGAGTGCCGAGACGCCAGTGCGGGTTGAGTCGAAGATGCGGATCGTCGACGAGTGGCGGCAGATACCTGGTCGCGACAACCACTGGTGGGACTGTTGCGTCGGTGCGGCGGTCGCGGCGTCGTTCTCCGGCCTGTCTGCGGTCGGTGCCGAGCCGCCGCGTGCCGCTCCGCGGAAAACAATCACCCGCGAGGAGATGGCGGCCCGACGTGCCGCGCTGATTGACAAGATGGGTAGGTAGGCTGAGGTTGACGCCCGTACACCAGTGGGCAGAATGCGGACGGTTCGATTGCACCTCGATTCCGAAAGGAAAACACGATGCGATTTCTTACGCTTCTCTCGGTTCTCGTTTGCAGCGCCGCCGTCGGCCAGGACGTGCGGACGTGTGCGAACGGTCAGTGCCGGATGGTCAGCACCACCTCGACGGCCCAGGGCGTCGCGGAGATCCAAGCCCGGCAAGGCCGCGTGGGCCACCACGGCGGCAACCGAGGGTTTGAGGGGTGCGGCTCCGGCCCAACCCCGGCCGCAGCTCTCAGTAACTGCTGTTACTCGAAAAACGGGTGGCCCGTCATCGACCAGGGCGTGGCGTTCGGCCACGGCCGCTGGTGGGCGTGCCGCCGGTATGGTCGGTGATTTCTCTCTCCCAGAAAGGACGGTGATCGTGTTTCGTCTGATCCTGAGTATTTCGATGGTCGCGTTTCTTGGCCTCGTCGGTGTCGCTCTCGCTGGTGCGTCCCCGGAGCCCGCTGCAGCCGTTGCCGGCTGCCACGGTGAGGCCGCTGCGTGCCACGGCCGGCTGACGGTGGCCCAGCGTGTCGCGGCCCGGCAGACCGTCCGGCAGGATGCTCGAGCGGCCAAGCGTGCCGCCAAGGCTTCGTGCCACGGTGAGCCGCAGTAATGTCCTCCGACTTCTCGCTGGTCACCGCTGCGTTGGTGTTCTCGACATACGTCGTCATCGACGTGCTGTATGCCGCCTACATCATCGCGGTCGGTGGCCGGCGGGCGGTTCGGGCCGCTGCCTTGTCGTCGGTGATCTATTCGCTCCTGGCGTTCGGTGTCGTGACCTACGCAAAGAACCCGGCGTATGTCGTGCCGCTGGCGGCAGGGGCTTTTGTGGGAACGTACCTGACCGTCCGGTGGCAACAGGAGTGACATCGTGGCAAGTTTGCAGAACTACAGGACCGCGGAGCCGATTTCAGCCTCGTCGCTGGAGTGGTTGATGGGCCTCGTCGCGGAGCGGCGGAAGGACGTGGATGAGATCCTGGGATACCAGGTCTCGGAAACGCTGCTGTACACCCTCGGTCGAGTTCAACCGACGCCCGACGCGGAGATTGCGGACGAGGGCGTGATAAACCAGCGGTGGACGGGTGACTGACGTGAGCGACCGGCTGCGAAACGGTGCGCTAGAGGGCCGCGAAACGGTGCCGTTGTCCGCAAAAGCCGATTGTCCGAGCCCGGACAATGCGGCAAACGCGGACATTCTGACCGATGAGGAGCGTGAGGCGATAGCGTACTACCTTGGCACTGGTGGGCCATATGGCGTTGACGCAACGCTCGTCGCGTTGCTGAAGAGGCTTTCATGAGGATCGACTCTGACACTTGCCGCGAACCCGAGCGGATTTGAAATGGTTGCGCCCGCTATGCGCGAGGTATACCCCCGTGCTGAACGATAAAGCCGACGCAATAATCATCGACTATGATATCGGTCGCAAACGACCTCACGACATCCTGGCCGACTATCGGCAGTGGCGATCGATGCAGGAGGATCGTGTCGGGACGCACTCGCCGGAGTGCCACCTGTGGCCGAGGCATGAGAGGTGCATGATCCACCGGCTCGCGGCCGAGGTGGAGCGGCTACGTCAAGTTTTGGTGCAAGAAAACAACCGCACAGAAACAGTCGAAAAGTGACATTTGGTGTGCAGTGTCGTCGGTACTGGACGCATGTACCGGTAGGGTAAAATGGCGGCAAGGAGACCCGCCATGCCAGCCTACCTAGACGATGAGTTTTGGGATGAGGTGGACGCGGAGTCGGACATCGATCACCCGTTCATCGAGTTCCTGTGACGCTAGTTGCGTGAACATTGGTACACTGTTGGTAGGGACGCGAAGCGTCCCACCACCGGGAGTTCACCATGTCCGACAACTCCGACGTGATCGACGCGATCGCAGCAAATCTCGCCCAGCCGAGACGTGCCCGCACCGACGCCGGCGAGGTGGAGCAACACGAGCTTGACCGCCAGGTGGCGGCCGCAGAGTTCGTCATGAAGGCCCGGACGCAGTCTTCCGGCAGCCCGTTCGGATCCCTGCGTCTGGCGCAGTGCGTGTACCCGGGGGCACACTAAGCGTGGGCATTCTCGGTAGCATTTTCGGCGGCCGCGGCCGATCGACGCTCCAGGCGACGGTCGACGCCCAGAAGGCCGCGCTCGCGACGATGGTGCGGGCGAAGTACGACGCTGCCCAAACGTCGGACTTGAACCGCAATCACTGGGCCAGCTCTGACCACCTTTCTGCGGACGCGAGTCTCCAGCCGGCGATCCGGCAGATCCTTCGCAACCGGGCACGCTACGAGCTGAGGAATAACTCCTACGCCGCGGGCATCGCGTCCACCTGGTCCAACGACCTGGTCGGCACCGGCCCCCGGCTACAGCTCGACCTCGGCCCCGACGTGTCGCCCGAAGCGGTCCGTTCGGTCGAGAATGCTGTCTCCGATTGGGCCGACACGATCGACCTCGCGAAGAAGTTGCGGATTTCAAAGACCGCCAAGATCAGCGACGGCGAGGTTTTCGGCTTGAAGACCAGCAACCGCCGACTCCGCGGCGTGCAGCTCGACCTCAAACTGGTCGAGGCCGACCAGGTCATGTCGCCGGCCGGGTTTTACAGCACCGAGCATGACGTTGACGGCGTTCGGTTTGACGCCGATGGCAACGTCACCGACTACTGGATTTCACGCCGCCACCCTGGATCGCTCTCGCAAGCGTTTCTCCTCGACGGCGACTGGATCGACTCCAACTACGTCTGCCACTGGTATCACGCGACTCGCCCGGGCCAGCACCGGGGCGTGCCGGAGATCGCTCCGGCCCTTGAGCTGTTCGCTCTGCTTCGCCGGTACACGCTCGCCGTGGTGACCGCAGCCGAGACGGCTGCCTCGTTCGCCGCGATCCTCAAGACGACCATGCCGGCCGACGGGTCCGGGGCCGCCAGCCTCGAGACGCTGGAAACGATGCCCATCGTCCGCGGTATGGCGATCGCCGCCCCCGACGGCTGGGAGCCGGTGCAGATGCGGGCCGAGCATCCGACCTCGAGCCACGACGCATTCGTGCGTCGGCTCATTAACGAGATCGCAGCCGCCCTGGGTATGCCCTATATCGTGGCCTCCCTCGATTCCAGCTCCGCGAACTACTCGTCGATGCGTGGCGACTACCTCGTCTATCGCAAGCGGATCGCGGTCGAGCGGTCGGACATGGAACGCACGTTCCTCGACCCTCTCCTCTACTCGTGGCTCGACGAAGCGGTCGCCGTCCCCGGCCTGATCCCCCGCGGCCTCCCGCCCTTCGCGGCATGGAACTGGACGTGGGTGTGGGACGGATTTGAGCACGTCGACCCACTCAAGGAAGCCGACGCCGACGCCGCAATGGTGGGCGGCAACATGGCGAGCCTCGCCGAAGTCTGTGCCAAGCGTGGCCGCGATTGGCGGGTCGTCCTCCGGCAGCGGTCGATCGAGCGACAGATGGAGCGAGACCTGGGCGTTTCCGCCCAGCCGGGGGCAATGGCCGCCGATGACGACATGGACGGCATCGAGGCCGAAGACGGCTACCGGCCCCCGCAAGCTGCTCGTGACGCGGCCCGCCGCGGCCTGGAGCTACGACGCGAGTACGGGCGTGGCGGTACGGCGATCGGCGTGGCTCGTGCCCGGGACATTGCCAATGGCCGATCTCTCTCGCTCGACACGATCGGGCGGATGGTCTCGTTCTTCGCTAGGCATTCGGCCTACAAGGAAAACCACGGCGAGGATCCGCCCTCTAATGCCGAAATTTCGTGGCTTCTGTGGGGTGGTGACGCCGGCCGCTCGTGGGCCGAGGGTGTCTACAAGCGAGAGAACGAGGACGCCAACGCATGAACAACCGCATCGAACTATCCGCCACGCTCAACGTGCAAGCGGCCGACGAGGCCGCCACGCCGACGTTTGAACTTCTGGCCTACACCGGGGCGTCGATCCGCCAGGGGTGGTCGAGGAATCCGCTGGTCGTCGACCTCGCCCAGATCGACGCATCTCGGCCGATCCCGATTCTCTACGCCCACGGCAAAGAGATGTCGATGCTCGACAGCGTGATCGGCCGAAGCCTTGAAGCCACGAACGACGGCAGCCAGCTTGTGCTCCGCGGAGAACTCATTCGCGGGACGCCGGCCGGCGACAAGCTGATCGCTCTCGCGAAGGCCGGCGTGCCGCTGCAAGCGAGCATCGGGGCCGACGTGGGCTCAATCGAAAACATCGCCGCGGGAGCCAGCGTGACAGTCAACGGTCGCGAGTTCTCCGGCCCAATCAGTGTTGCTCGTGGGGCGGTTCTCCGCGAAACGAGCGTGGTCCTGTTCGGTGCGGACAGTCAAACGTCCGCGGCTATCGCCGCCGAGGCGAGTGAGGTTTCCACTATGAGCGAGCAGCTCAACGAGAAGCCCGTCGAGGCCGCCGTGCCAACGACGGAAGCCACGGCGATTGTCGCCGCGGACCCGAAGCCCATCGTCGCCACCGCTGGCGGTGACAGTGCCAGTCTGATCGCCGGCGAGGTCGCCGAGATCGTGATGCAGCGGATGCGAGAGGAGCGGATCGCGGAGGTCCGGGCTTCTCGCCCGTCGGCTCCCGCGATCCACGTCGTCGACGCCGCCGCGGCCAACGCGCCGAAGGTGGTGGAGGCGGCGCTGTGTCTCGCTGGCGGTCTCGCCAACGTCGAGAAGGTCTTCGACGAGAAGACCCTCGAGGCGGCTGACCGGCGGCGAAACCACACGTCGCTTCAGGAGGTTCTCATCGAGGCTGCCCGTCGGAACGGCTACACCGGTCCGGCTCGCATCCACGACGGCAACATCCGCGAGGTGCTCGCCGGTGCGTTCCCCCAGGTGCAAGCCGCCGGGTTCGCCACGCACAGCATCAGCAACGTGCTCGCGGCGACCTACGGCAAGTTCCTCCTCCAGGGGTACAACGCCGTCGAGTCGACGTGGGACATGATCGCGTCGATCCGAAGCGTCAGTGACTACAAGACGGTCACGGGCGTCCGCCTCAACGGCGGCTTCGAGTTTGAGGATCTCGGTCCTTCCGGCGAACTGAAGAGTGCCGACGCCTCGGACGAGACTCGGACGATCAAGGCCAAGCTGACCGGCCGCATGAGTTCGATCACGATGGTCGACATCGTGAACGACGACCTGGGTGCTCTGACTCAGGTGCCGAGTCGGCTGGGCCGTGGGGCTGCGGTCAAGCTGAACAAGGATTTCTGGACCGAGTTTCAGTTGAACAACTCGACGTTCTTTCAGAAAGAGACGGCCGCGGCAGGCAACGCCTTGGCGATCTCGTCGCTGAAGACGGCGGTGACTTCGTACAAGAAGCTCACCGATCCCGACGGCAACCCGTTGGGCATCTCGCCGTCGATGATCCTCGTCCCACCGGACCTGGAGATCACCGCCGACGAGATGATGGGATCGACGGTGCTCATCACGGGCGAGAGCGTGACCCGCGGAAACGTGAACGTGTTCGCTGGTCGGTTCCAGGTTGTGCCCTCGTCCTACCTTACGAGTTCATCGACCTGGTGGCTCGTAGCCAACCCGGCCGAGCTGCCCTGCATGGAAGTGGCGTTCCTCAACGGCCAGAGGCTCCCCACGGTCCAGCAGGCCGATGCTGATTTCAATCTGCTCGGCATCCAGGTTCGCGGTCACTTCAGCTATGGCGTTGCTAAGGCTGAGTCTCGCGGATGCTACCGGATGGCGACCGCTTGATCGTAATGTGATTCGTGCCCGGCCGGCGGGGGTCCAACCCGCCGGCTGGGGCTCTCAAACTCCATACTCCCGATACGAAAGGTTCTCAGATGCCCAGTTATTACGCAGACGGAAACAAGCTCGACTACACCCCGACGACGGGCGTGGCAGCGGGCGAAATCGTCGTCCTCGGCGGCCTTGTGACGGTCGCCGATCGTCCGATCGTCGCCAACGAGCTCGGTGCCGTTCACACCAACTGTGTCGTGACCGGCTCGGTGGCCGCAACCGGTATCACCGGTGCCCAAGGCTCGGCCATTCGGTGGTACGCCGCGTCGGGCGTGTTCGACGCCACGACCGGTGTCACCGCGGGCTACCTGGCCCGTCCCCGACTGGTGGCCGATCGCCAGGTGGCGGTGCTCCTCTGGCCCTCGTGACCGACCCCACGCAAGGGGGCGGGTGCGGCCACGCTATCGGCCGCGCCCGCCCCTCTCGCACTGGTGACACATGCAGGACATGATCGCCGCTGGCGAGACGTGGTTTCAGTCGCAGCGGCGTGAGCACCTGTCGACTGAGGTGTCGTATCAGCCGACCATCGGCACCACGCGGACAGTGCGTGCGACAGTCGTGATTGGCCGTTGGGAGTCGATAGATGCCGCCGGCCAGATGCTCCGGACGGAGACGCAAGACTTTTTCGTTGACACGACGGACCTTGCCCAAGATCCGAAGAAGGGCGACCGGATCGTTGCCGGTGGCGCGACCTACGAGGTGATGGTCCCGCCGGGTGCCGAGCACCACTGGCGTTGGTCCGATCGAAATAAGACGTTGAGGCGGATTCACACGATGGTGACCGAGGGACCAGCCACTCGCACTCCGGCCGTTCCCGGGCCGCCCACCGCTCTCGTAGTCGTCAGTGGCCCTCGCGTGACGTGGACGGCTCCCGTCGTCACCGGCGAGTACGTCGTGACCTCCTACAAGGTCTACGCCGGCGACGTGCTGCAGGAGACCGTGACGGCCCCATCAACCACGAGCGTCGGGACGTTTTCGGGTGGCACGGTAGTCCGGGTGTCGGCGGTGAACGCGATCGGCGAGGGGGCAAAGAGTTCGCCGGTGACGATCACGGCGGTGCCAGGTGCTCCGACAATCGCTGGGGCATATTTCGATCCGAGCGAAGTCGGGACAAACGTCTTGTGGCAAGCACCGACCAGCAACGGCGGGGCTGCCATCACTGAATACCGCGTGTACTTCGATGGCGAGTACGTCACGCCAGACACTATCGTCGCCAGCGAATACTACCGGTTTGAAGGCAACTTCAGCGGCTACAACGCCGAAGTTTCGGCAGTCAACGCCGTAGGCGAAGGGCCGACGTCTGCACCCGTGACGGTGGTTGTGGCGTAGCCGAGGAAAAATCAGCATGGCAAAAAATATGACTCGACGTGCATTTCCTCGAGGCGGCGTCCGCACCAGGCTGCCGTTGACGATCTATCGCCGGTCGTCGGAGTTCTCGCCGACGGACATTGAGGGCCTAGCCCTGTGGCTTGACGCCTCTGACTCCGGCTCCACCTACACCACCGACGCGGGTCCGGTGGTGGCGGTGGCGAGCCCGCTGGATATCGCCACGCCTTCGTTGTGGTTGGACGGGGCTGACTCATCGGCTGCGAGCATGACGCTAAACGGTTCTTTGGTGGAGACTTGGAAAGACAAGAGCAACAGCGGAAACGACGTGACGGCGAGCGGCGGGCTTCGACCAACGCTGACAAGCAACGCTTTGAATAGCCGGAGCGTATTGACGTTTGGCGGGTCGCAGGGGCTGACCGGAAATCTGGCAACTAGCATCAGCACCAACGCATACAGCGTGTTTGTGGTGTGCCGAATCTCTGGCGGTTTGACAAATGGACGAGTGTTTAGCACGGCTGGCGCAGGCAACGATTTTGGCTCCGGCAGCGTCATCCCGTGCGTATCGAACGCAGGAACACTGTCCGCGTTCGCTGGAACGCAAGGCACAAACGCAAGTGGCGTCACCGGCTTCGCCTCATACGGCGTGTTCGCGGGGGTGCTGTCATCGAATCTCGTTACGAACTCGGCGGGCGGGATGTCAGTCGCATCGGCTGCCGCAACGCTCTCTACGGCAGTCACTCGTCTCGGTGTTGGCATGGCCGCACAGGGTGGGACGGGCTTCAACACTTGCGACATAGCCGAGATCATTCTTTACCCCACCGCTCTGACCACCGCCCAACGAGCATCGGTCGAAGCCTACTTAGCCACCAAGTGGTCCATCTCCGGCGTCCACGCTCCCGCCACCGCGACCAGCGATCCGGTGGGGTACTGGGGGGACAAATCGGGAAACGCGAGACACGCGGTGCAGGCGACGGCGGGGAGTCGGCCGACCGTCAGCGGGACGCTCAGAAACAACAGGCGAGTAACGCAGTTTGCGTCTGCTTCAAACCAAACCCTTTCAGCGGACTCGCTTTCGTCTGTGGTCACTGGCTCAGACGTTCCCATGACGGCAATCGCAGTCTGCTTAGCGTCCTCATCTGCGTCTACCGCGACCATTCTTGGATTCGGCAACTCTTCGACAGACACCCCGTTTTTTGTGTTGGAAAAGACGGTGAACGATGGCATTGGCACGCGGCGGCGAGACGATGCCTCGTCTTTAGCGCTGGCAGCTGTTTCCGGCGCGTCTCTTACATCTTGGTCGATAGCGTCAATGACGTTCGCGGGCCAATCCACAACGCTGTCGCTCAATGGGGCAGACGTAGCAAATAACGCAGCCCTGGACTGCGGCACTCTTTCTCTGACAACTGCCAACATCGGCGCGCTGCGAAGAACGTCCGTTGTCACTCCGTTCGCAAGCAACATAGCGGAACTGCTTGTCTACTCTCGGGCAGTCTCTCCATCAGAAAGACGCCGCCTTGAGGTCTATTTGGCAAGCCGCTGGGGCATTACCCTCGCCCCGCAAGTCTCCAATCTGGACGCACAGGACTGGATCAATCGCGTGTACGCCAACGGCGGCACGGTGAGTTCCGCGACGGCGGCAAGCGTGAACCAGTTTTGTACCGACATCGAAAACGCGCCGGGCGGTTCGATTAGGGATCGGTTCCTGCGTTTGAATCTCTTCTGCGGAAGTTTCCAGGGTGCTTTCGTTCCCCTCTATCGTTCTGCATCGTTCGGCGGATCGCCGCTGGGCAATGCAACCGATACGAACCTTGGATCGCCGGCGTTCCTGACCGGTGACTACAACGAGACGGGGACAAGCGGCGGATTGCTAGGCAATGGATCAACGAAGTATCTAGACACGGGACTCAACGTGTCTAGCCTGCCGGGTGCTGCCAACTGCCACCTATCGTCTTACATCACTGGGACACAGGACATCGCGTCTCCCAGGACGCTGATCGGCACTCTGTTCAATGGCACTTCGGATCGCTATCGGATCTTCCTGAACAACACCACCGCAGGAAACTACCTCCTGTTCACAGAGTTGGGGGAACTCAAGCAGGCATCTTCCACTCTGGCAAACGCGAACGGTGGCCTGATGCTGTCCAGCCGCACTAGTACGACGCTTCTGACGCTTTACGACGATGCGGTTTCTGTCGGAACAAATGAGGTCAGCACCGCCGAAGTCACAGGCGCGTCCCCGTTCTTCGTCTTCGCTCGCAACGGGCCAACGGAGTTTTACAACGGGCGCATGGCTGCATACAGCATCGGTGCCGGCATGACGGCTGCACAGGTGACCGCCTTTAACACCGCCATGCAGGCGTTCCAAACTGCCATGACGAGGATCGCATGACCCTATCCGACCTCACCCTCCCGATGCCTCACGCCGACTGCAAAGACCTTGCGCTGGTCTATCCGCATGAGGTTGCTGTGGCCCTCTATGAAATCCAACAGGAACACGGCGACCCGCGACATATCTGCTACGGCAGGCAGTTGGAGGATGGACGCTGGATGATCGACGGCGAGGTGCTATCCGCCGTCGGGCCGGGTGACCTGTTTGGCTGGATCGGAATCCACATGACGCCGGAACTCATGGATCAGGTGGAGATCATCCCGCTGGCCGACGCCCTCGCCCTCCTGCCAGAGTCCCCTAGCCCTGTGAGCTAGTGAACTCCCTCGCGAAAATCCGGGGTTTACGGCCCAGCCCATTTGGGTAGGCTACCGGTGAACAGGTGAACACCGGCATGATTGAACACCTCCATCGCGTCGCGGCCCACGCCTACCACTGTGGCGAGCACGAGGTCGGCCGCCGATGCTGCGAGCGGCTTCTGCGGCTGCCGCTCTCCGCGGAGAAGGAAGAGCGGGTGCGGTCGAATCGCACCTGGTACACGCAGACGCTATCCGACCAGGGCGTCGCCGCGGAGTTCACGCAGATCGACGTGCCCCCCGCCCGTGTCGGCTGGTCGCTGTTCAACCCTTCGGTCGTGAGCCACGGCGACCGGTTGCTGGTCAACGTGCGGTCGAGCAACTATTCGATCGACGACGCGGGCAACTACGTCATCCCGCCGGAGGATCGCGAGACGATCCGGACGCTCAACTGCCTCGCCGAGCCTGGCGGCGGGCACGCACGCTACTGGGCCGCCGACTACGAGGCCAGCGGCTTTCCAGTCGAGGGCCTAGAGGACGTGCGGCTCAACTCTGTTGAGGGTGAGCTGATCGCGTCGGCCACGATCCGCAACTGGGCGGGACGCGACGGGACGTGCCGGATCGGCGTCGGGAAGCTGGAGACGTTCGGCAAGATCCACGACCTCCGCTGCCACGACACCGTGAGCGGCCGGCACGAGAAAAACTGGATGCCGATTACCGGCCGGCGAGAGTGGCTCTACCACTGCAGCCACCAAGGCCGGACGTGCCTCGTCCGCGAGGACGGCGACGATTGGACTGTGACCGCCCATGCCGAGGCCCCGCCGGTGGCCCGCGGATTCCGCGGCGGCTCGCAGCTCGTCGAGCACCCGTGGGCTCCGGGCCTGTGGTGGGGAATAGTCCACGAGGTGGCGGTCTCCGGTGGCCGCCGGGCCTACGAACACCGCTTCGTCATGTTCGACGAGGGCCAGGACTGGCGGATCACCAGGGTATCCCCGGCTTTCGCGTTTCGCGAAACCCGGAGCATCGAGTTCTGTGCCGGCGTCGCGGTCAGCGGCCAAAGCACGCTCGTGGCATCGTTCGGCGTCCGCGACGCCGAGGCGTGGCTGGCCTACCTCCCGATCGCCGACATCCTCAACATCATGGGTGACGCATGGGAGTGACCGCATCGCTGGCATGGACTGACGCCGTTCGCAAGTTGCTGGAGAGCAACTGGCGGGAGGACGACTGGTTCGGTTGCGACAGCCGGGTGATTTTCCATTACGCCATGAAGGGCGAGATTTTCCGCGTCCACAAGCCGGCCAGCGTGATCGAGATCGGCACCCGCTGCGGCTACTCGCTGCTGACGTTTGAGGCCGCGGCCCCCGGTGCCCACTACCTCTGCATCGACGGTGCGATGGATGCTGACTCCTACGACTGCCTCGCCCACTGGCGGCGGCTCGTGGAGAAGCACAACATCGACGCCGACCTGGTCGTGGTCGACTCCCACGCGATCAAGAGTCTGCCGCCGGCCGACTTCGCCCATGTCGACGGCGACCACTCCTATACCGGGGCACTTGCCGACCTCCGGCTGGTGGCCGGCTGCCGGGTGATCCTCGCCGACGACTGCTGCAACCCGGAGGTGCGGGCCGCGGTCGAGACGTTCGCCAAGGAGCAAGCCCGGACGGTGGAGTATTTCGATGACGGTTTGAGGAAGGGGGCGATCCTGACATGAAAATCGCCATCTACGCCCTCGCCCGCAACGAATCCGCCAACGTCGAGCGGTGGGAGACATCCTGCCGCGAGGCCGACGTGCGGGTGGTCACCGACACCGGCAGCACCGACAACACCGTGGAGCTGCTCGAGGCCGCCGGCGTGACGGTGGCCCGCGGTGCCCCGATCCCGTGGCGTTGGGACGACGCCCACAACCTCTCCCTGATGCACGTCCCAGCCGACGCGGACGTGGCGATCCGGCTGGATCTCGACGAGGCCCTCGACCCCGGCTGGCGGGAGGGCTTGGAGGCCGCGTGGACGCCCGAAACGACGAAACTCCGATACCCCTACTGGTGGAGTGAAGACTTCTGCTTCCGCTGCGACCGGATCCACTCGCGGCATGGCTACCGGTGGTCTGGTGCCACGCACGAGGGTCTGGTGCGGTGGTCCGGAACCGACGTGCAGACGTTCGCCGACAACGTGGTGATCCGCCATCACCGCGATCCAGAGAAGAAGCATAAGAGCGACCTGGAACTGCTCACGCGGGCGGTCGAGGAGAATCCGACCGACGCCCGGATGCACTGGTACTACGCCCGGGAGCTGGACTACGCCGGGGACAAACGGGCCGGACCGGCTTTCGCTTCCTACCTCAAGATGCCGGGCGGGGCCCCGAATGAGCGGGCCTACGCCCGCCGGTCGCTGGCGAGGCTCGACCAGGGCGGTGCGAACAGCCATATCCTCGCCGCCATGCTCGAGGCACCGACGGAGCCGGAGGCCCACCTGTACGTCGCCCAAATGGGCTGGCACAAGCGTGACGCCGTGGCGACTCTCTACTGGGCTCGCCAAGCGTATCACTGCGACCGGGAAAACATGACCCACACCAGCGACGTGGCGGCCTACGGCGACCTTTCTGCCGACCTCGCCTACTCCGCTGCGTTTGAGTTGGGGCTGTACGCGGAGGCCCTGGAATACGCCCGCGAGGCTGCACGGCGGAACCCGGCCGAGCCGCGGCACGCCGAGAACGTGGCGGCGATTGAGAGAATGGTGGTAGCGGACGGACCGAAACCATAGGACAAACATGGAAGCCATCGAAATACTCATCGCTGATTCGCTCGCCGGCAGCCTGTCGCTCGCACGGTTCGACGGGGCGATCGCGTCCGTCGACGCCGTCCGTTCCTACGTCCCCGACTACACGGCCGAGGAACTGGGCGACCTCAAGGTGTCGGTGGTCCCGGGGGAAACCCAGGTTACGCCGCACACTCACGGGGCTGACCTGTTTGAGATCGACATTCATGTCGTGGTCGGGAAGCGGATGGCGTCCGACGCCGAGATCGACGACCTGGTCGAGCTGCGGACGAACATCGTGGACGCTATCCGCTCCAAGAAACTGCCGGCCGGCGAGACCACGATGCCGCCGGGGGTCGCGTGGATGAACGTCACCAATCTGGTGACCTACGACCGCGACCAGGTGACGGGGGCCAGGGTCTTCCTGGCCGACATTTCCGTTACCTACCGCTACGCCAACGCGAAGGTCTAGCCATGATCCCTCGCGTGCCGGGCATGATTCCGCACGTCCCCTCGATCGGGATGAAAGCCTCGATCGACTTGTTCTTTGACCGGCAAGCAATCCGCGATGCCATGTCGGGGATGGATCATCGGGCACTGTTCAAGTCTGGCGGTCTGATTCGTGACCGCGTCCGGCGGATTATCAAGAGACGTGGCATGGCGAGGATCCCGTCAAAGATCCGGAGAGACTTCCCCGGGGCCGGCATAAGCACGCTGATGCAGATGGGCGTGCTCGGGAAGAGTTGGGTGCAGAGCGGGAAGTTTGGGCGTCGAGTGATTCGCGAGGTGCAGAATCCCAAGCCTTCACCGGCTGGCTCACCGCCGTTCACGCACACGCCGGAGTTTGGGCACCAGGCCAGTTACCTCGGCTTCCGCCGCAACCTCTGGTACTACTACGACCAATCGACGCACTCCGTCGTTGTCGGCCCGTCGAAGAAGGGCCGCATGATCCCCTACCTCCACGAGTTCGGCGGCACGCTCAAGCTCAAGACGTGGGCTTTCATCCCGCAGATCAAGACGCTGAGGGGCGGCATGAGGAGCCCGATCATCATGAAGCTGCCGGCCGGGCAGTTGCCACGCGACCAATCGCGATGGCGGCCGATGCGGTCGTTCGAGCACAAGTCGACCACCTACCCGGCACGGCCGTTTATGAAACCGGCTATGGAGTTCTGTATTTCCAACGGATCGATCGCCAAGGCTTTCGCCGGCCAGTTCAAGAGTTCAGCCGGTTCCCGGTCCGGGTTCACCGTCAGCCGCGGATAGCAAACTGGTATACTGACGTTCAGGTGGCGGTCGCCGCCGAAACCGCACAGGAGAATGCCGCACCATGCCAGTCGCACACTCATACAAGCTCGGCAAAGACCAACTTTTTACGTTCGGGACGACGATCACCAACGCGAACGTAAAGGATGTCACGATCACCCGCGAGACGGCAGCCGAGGCCGAGGTGACGACCAGGGGGAGCGATTACATCCAAGAGTTCGTGCCCGTTCGCTGGAACACCACTGTCGAGGTGGTCTGCTTCGATCACACGGCGGGCATTCACAGCACCGGCGTCGTGTCGATCGGCGTTACGGGCAGCCTCTCCACTGGCCTCTACTACGTCAACAACATCGGCGAGCCGCAGGTCGTGGACGGTGCGATCGAATACAGCATCACGCTCAAGCGGCTGGCTGGGGCGCAGGTCGCCTAATCCAGTTTGGGAGTGACTGATGCCGGCGCCCATTACCTACGTTCTCGGCACGAACTGCGTCCTCACGATCGAGGGCACCGAGATCAAGGGCGTGTCCGATGTCAGCGTTCGCGAGTCGGTGACCGAGGTCGACGCATCCGGGTTCAACGGGTACGGGTCGTCGACGGTGGTCGTCGGGCGAACCTACGAGATCATGTTTTCGTTTCCAGACATTGCCAAGGCGAGGCTTCTGTTTGCGAATCGATGGGAGAGGACCGAGGTGGGAAGTTCTGTTTTTTACCTCCCGCGAATCCTTGACGTTGAACTGACGGGCGGGCTGTTTGACATCAGCCGGCCTTTCACGATCCACGGCATTGACGGAGACGAACCCCTGAACGACGCCGTGATCCCACGATTTGAACTCCGCGAGTGGAACTACGAGGCCCCGCCAATACCCGATTGGACGCCCCCGCCCGGATCGGGAGGGTCGTACTAAATGCACACCTTTCAAGACAACGCCGACCGCTCCTGGGATCTGGTGGCGACCTACGCTTCCTACGCCCGCGTGAAGGCACACACCGGCGTGTCGCTCTTTGATCTCGCCACCGAGGAGCGGAAGAGTCTGGAGCAACTGTCGGACCCGTTCGTGCTGGGCCAGGTCATTTGGTGCATGGTCGAGCCGCAAGCCGTGGCCCGCAACCTGACGCCGGAGGCGTTCTATGGGGCCTTCGACGGCAAGACGCTCGAGGCTTCCTACAACGCACTGCTCGACGAGATGGTTTTTTTTTGCCCGACCCGCGTTCAGAAGATCCTGACGGTGGCGGTCAAGAAGGTTCGGGAGGTCGACGCGGCGGCGGAAAAGGCGGTGGAGGAGAGGATGCCGGAGATCGAGGCGGCGATCGACGAGGAGCTGGCCCGGTGGACATCTGGTGCCTCGGCTATGAACTCGCCGGCGTCGTCGGCGTCCACCCCGGCCCCTGGTCCCTCCGCGAGCTGCTCGCCGCAGTCAAAGGCCGGCAGCGAGAACTGTGGAACCACACCAGTAGCCTCCTCGCCCAACTAGCAGAGATCCACCGAGACCCCAAGAAACGCCCGCGACCGTATGACGCTGCCGAGATTCACCCCATGCGTGACCGCACGAAGCAGTTGGTGAAAACGATCAGCAGCGAGGAGCTGAAAGACATCATATGAGTGCTGGAGCAGTAAGGGCCGGCAAGGCATTCATCGAGATTTCGGCGAACGACGACAAGTTCACGAGAACGCTCAAGAAAACTCAGCATTCGATCGTCCGGCTGTCGGGCACGCTCAAGCGGGCCGGCACGGGCATGGCAATCGGCGGGGCCGCGATGGGTCTGCCGATGCTCCTGGCCGCACAGTCTGCCGCCACGTTCCAGGATTCGCTCCTAGAACTAAAGGGGGCCACGGCCGACCTATCGGACGAGGGGCTGGCTCGGGTCCGGGCCGAAGCCCTGCGGCTATCCCGCACCATGGGTATTTCGGCGACCAGGATCGCTCAGTCATTTACGCTGCTCATCAAGGCCGGCATGACGGTTGAGGAGGCTCTGGGTGGTGCCGGGAAGTCGGCTGTTGAGTTCGCCCAGGTCAGCGGCGTCGAGGCCGCCCAGGCTGCCGAGTTCATGAAAGTCGCAATGAACGTTTTCGGCACGTCGGCCTCCGAGGCCGCCGACACGCTATCGGCGGCCGCCGACTCAAGCGAAACGTCGATCGCTTCAATGATTGAGAGTTTCGCCCTGGTGGCGAGCGTTGCGCGGGGCACGAACCAATCACTGTTCGGACTGTCGCAAGGGCTGGCGATTCTCGCCCGCTACGGAATCAAAGGGGAAGAAGCTGGGACGGGAATCAAGACGTTGCTCGTGAAGCTGCTTGCTCCCACGAAGGATGCAAGGGAGGCGCTTGCGACGCTGGGTATTTCGATGGAGTCTCTGGTGGATCAGCAGGGCAAGCTCCTTCCGATCGCCCAGATCGCAGAGATCTTTGCCAAGTCGATGAAGAACATGGACCGGTCCGCCCGCGACGCCATGCTTACAAACGAGGCGCTCGTCAACGTGTTCGACGTTCGCGGTATTCGCGTGATCCATGCGTTTGCGGAGCAGGGCGAGAAGGGCTTCGATCGCATTGCGGACGCGATGGAAACATCTCGCACCGTGGCCGACAAGTTTGACATCGCGATGTCGCAGCTCACCGGCGTCGGCAACTCGCTGATGGCGGTGGTTGAGCGGCTGGCGATCGCCTTTGCCGATAGCGGATTCACGGGGGCGGTCCGGATGGCCGCGGACGCCGCAATCTTTATCATCGACACATACTCGAGGCTTATGTCCACCGTCCCGGGCCTGACCGTAGTTATGGCTGGGCTTGCCGGCGGAATGTTTGCTGTCGGTGTCGCCGCCCTCGGGCTTGGTGCGTTGCTCCAGGCAACCAACTTCGCCCTGGCTGGATACATTACGGCCGGGGTGACCGCAACGACGATGACGCGGGCATTTACGGTTGCGATCGGCGGGCTGTCTACCGCCCTCGCCGGTCTTCGCGTTGCCCTGTTCGCCATTCCAGGCGTCGGGTGGATTGCCGGTGCCCTTGCCGCCGTGGGAGGCTTGGCGTGGTGGGCGGCATCTTCATCGCAAGCCGCGGCCGAAGCCACCGAGATGGCGAATCGGTCCGGAATCACCAGGGACGTAAACCGAAGGCCGCTGGGCGGCGGCCCGATGATGGCCGCTAGGCCAACTCTCGGCACCGGCGAAACCCTTGGAACATTCTTCGGTGGCGTCGCCTCCCGGCTCGCCATCGGCCCGGCCCTTTCGGTGGCCGAAGAGACCGCGGCTAACACCGCCCGAACCGCCGACGGCGTCGCGGAGCTGGTGGCTTCAGGACGGGTCGTCCCCAACGCCGCGGGCCTGCGGGCTGGGATCGCCTCGGGCGGCCCGGTGGCTGCCGCTGGTGTCGCGGCCACCAGTGACCGAGATCTTATCTCCGCTGCCGAGCGAACGGCTATGGCTACAGAGGAGTCAAACAGCCTGCTCCGCAAGATGGCCGAGGGCTATGGGGCCGGCGTCGCATTCAGCTGAAAGTATTTTGATGCCCACACTGCCCCCAGAAGTAATCGAACGGATCGACTCCGGGTCTGGTCAAGTCTCGACCAGCACCGACGGGCTCATGTCTCGCGATGTCTCGATGCGGTGGCTCGTCCACTCAATCGAGAACTACGCGAAGGCCGAAGAGAAGGCGGCATCGCTCGCCCCCCTTTACTACGACGGCCACGTCCGCACGAGCCTGGTGCCGCGTCCGGTCGGCAATGGGTGGTATGAGATCGAGGCCACCTACGGCAATGCCGGCATCCAGGCTTACCCGGACGAGTTCGGGATTGAAGGCCCGGGCGGCGTAAAAATGATCCCGGCCGGGCTGTCCGTAGACACGTCCACGAAGACTGAGCACATCACGACGGCGTGGGTGGATGACGACGGCGAAGAGCCAATCTGCACGGGCTATGCGGCCGAGGGCGAGACCGCCCCAGACTCCGAGGGTGCCATCAACGTGTCCGGCGGCAGGGTCGGCGGCATCGACGTGGCGGTCCCGTCGTTTTCGTGGACCGAGACATGGCTGGTCCCGGCGTGGTATTTGGTCAACGGCAGCGAGCCCGATGCAACCAACACAACGTCGGCAGGCGATCCCGGGCTGAACACGCCATACGGGATCAAGCTGCACGACATGGGCGGGGCGGTGAACGATAAGGCATTTCGTTCGTTCCTCCCTGGTGAGGTGCTGTTCCTCGGAGCTAAGTTCGACACCAATCGATCATCGACAATGGTGCCGGTTTCCTATTCGTTCACGGCGACTGCCAACCGCAAAAACTTTAAGATCGGGAACGTGACCGTCGCAGAGAAAGACGGGCAAGATTTTATGTGGGTGCAGTACGGCGACGCCAGCGCCGGCGGGTCTCCGGTCAAGCGTGCGAAGTACGTCTACGTCGACCAGGTACATCCCCGGAAGGATTTCGCCGACCTAGAGATAGGGACTTTCTGGCCGCGGTTCTATCTTGTCGGCGGGAATACGTTCACGCAGCCCATGAATGACGCAGCAAAGGGGCTGGCATGAACCCCCTCCGGCACGTCCGGCCAGGCGAGCCCGTGAAGGTGGCCGCGTCGGCGTGGAACAAAATCATCGAGGAGGTGAAGTTCCACCCGCGGGCGGTCGGCGAGACGTTCGATTTCCCCCGCACCAACTTCACCGTGCGGATGAAGAACTTCACCACCGGCCCCCTGGAGCGGTGGGGCGTGTTGCAGATCGACTCGCTGCTCGAGACACCGACCGGAGTCACCGGCCCGGACGTGGACTCGTTTGAGTCGTGGCCCGGCGTGGTGGGCGTGGTGCCGGGCCTCGGGTCCGCAAGCACGAAGTCTTATGCCGTTGCCGTCGAGCCGATCCCGGCTGGCGAGATCGGCCAGGGGGCGATCAACGGGGTTGTGCAGGCGAGGGTGCAGATGCGATGCACCGGTCACCAATACGCCAAGCCAAAGACAAACGAGATCGGCTACATGGAGTCGGCCGACTCCGGCCCGTTCCGGATCGTATGGGTTGGGGCCACGGGCCCGATCCCCACCGGCACCACCGGCCCGGGCACTCCGTGGGCGTTACTGATGTTTGGCACTGAACGCATGTCGGAATCCATCGCCGGACATTCCACCGGGGCCGACCAGCTCCTCGGCCACGGCAAGGCCGCCGCCGGGTCAAGCGGGTGCGACACGGGCCTGAAGTGGTTCACCGTGACCGAGTGCTCCGGTAACCCGTCCTACGCCTCCAGCTACTTCCTCTGAGGTTCCCATGCCAGAAGCATTCGCCAGCCGGGGCTACCGGCTTTCCACCACCGGAACGACCTACGTCGCCACGGGCGTGACCGGAACGACCGGGACCACCGGGGTGACGCTGATCCGGTCGATCAGCGTTGCCAATATCGATCTGACCAACGCGGCCGCGGTGACGGTGCGGCTACACCAGGGGGCCACCGGCTACGCCCTGGCGGCCAACGTCAACGTGGCGACCGGCACCAGGCTTGAGGTGCTGACGGCCCCGCTGGCGGTGCGACAGGGGGATTCAGTGTCCGCTCTCGCGTCGGCGGTTGACCGGCTCGAGGTGGTGGTGTCGTCGCTGGAGATCACCTGAGCGTGGAAATCCGGTTCAAAAACGGTCTGCCGTTGATGGTTGGTGGTCAGGTGGCTGGCAGCCAAGCTTGCTGCTGCGAGAATCCGCCGCCACCGGATTCGTTTTGCTTCTGCCAGGACTTTTGCAGCTACTTCATAGAAGTCGTTGAGCCATCTGCCCTAGCGGTAAAGCACAGTCCGTATGCGTGCGGCGGCAATCAAGTTCTCCGGTCTTCGTCCACAGGTTCGTTGATTACGGACTTGCTCGCATTTGAGATTACCGGGCAAGAGTTGTTTGAGCCTTTCGCCAATCAAAGCGTGTCTGTTGCGTTCAATACTGGAAGTTTGATTGCCGCTAGTGTCACCCATCAAGCAGGGGGATACCACGAAATAGTCGAGGCCGGAAACCGGTTCGGAGCGTTTGTGATCGTATCAGTTGAAGTCTATTGCTGCGTTGGCGCCGACGGTGAATCTGCATACTGCGCGCGAATAGACCTAGCAGCAAGTGCAGGGTTCGGTCTTGAAAGCTTAGGGTATCAAACTATTGGAATCTGGAGACGCCGTTACTACGGAGAGTTTGAGATTCCCTCTTCGTGTTTGTCGGCTCCAGGAAGGATTTGCGACCCTTTCATCCAAAAGTCGCGCCACATTTCCACGCCGCTGACAATAACCCTAAGCGGGGACGGCACTTGCTCGCTTGGGAACTTGGACATGATTTCTGATGGAGGCATAGGTGTTACAGGGGGTCTTCCGCCAGAGTTTCCCTATGCGCAGGATGCCGTAGACGACATCTTGGACGGGGTTAGCTACACCTTCCGCATCACCTCCCGCCCAACGTGTCGCAGCGTCCCGGCGGATTGCGACGTTCCGATCGGCGAGGGCAACACCAGGGTGTTCTGGGGAGGCGAAACTCCAGAGTTTGTATTAGGCACGCCCGAGTTGATGTCGGTCACCGACCCGGTAACCAACGATCTGCTGTACTACGAGCATTTGGGCGGGAGCGGGACGATCGTCTACCCGTACAAGTTTTTTTTCGAACGCACCGACAACCCCCCAGAAAACTTGCTGGAGCAGCAGTTTTTGGACCTGTACTGCGAATCGGACAACAACGTCAGCCCGCCGGTGACCGCGTGGTACGTCGTGCATCAGACGATTAAAATATGCGGCGGCGGATTTACGGTGGACCAATGGGCCGGCACGATTGACACGTATGCAGCCCCGGAGGACTGCGGGAATATCTTGGCAGGCGACCCCGTCCCGATCGGCGAACCAACCGTGGAGCGATCAATTGGCTACCCACAAGACTCCACTGGCGGCTGCGGAGCTTCAGCACCGCGGATCCGATTTGAAATCCAGGCTCCTTGCAGCGTCTGAGGTCAATGCCCGCCGGGCCGCGCGTGCTAGCAGCGGGTCTCCCCCGCTGCTTGAGCGGATGGGCAACTTCGCTAAGGCCGCGGTGTCGCACGTCGCCGCCGGTGCCCCCCGCTGCACCGACGAGCAAGTGGCCGATCGGCACGCCATCTGCACGGCGTGCGAGTATTTCGCTGCCAACGTCTGCACTAAATGCGGCTGCGGCATCAGCCGCGAACGGGCCTACATATCCAAGCTGCACTGGGCGGATCAGTCGTGCCCAGTGGGCAAGTGGGGGCCGGTTGAAGCCGAAAAAAACAGCGGTTGACACCCGTACACCTGTCCGCAAACTGACTGTATGCGGAGGCGGCATGGCGACGTTGGGTTTGCTCGAGGACGTGCTGACGAATCTGCCACGGCGAACGCGGCAGAGTTTTTCCGACGTGCTGCCGCCGGAGATTCTCGCGGAACTCGTGGAGATCCGGTCGGAGTTTCGCGCTGGCCGGATCAGCGCAACGAAGACCGGGCTGGCAAAAGCCATTGCAAAGACTCTCGCTGACCGCGGCATTAGCGCACACTCCTCTACGGTGACCAGATGGCTCGACGGCCGCTAATAGCTGACGTGGTCGCCAGCCTTCCGCAGCCTTCACCGGCGGCCGATGCCGAGCATGTGACCAAACGTACCGAGGGCGACAACGTCGAGGCCCGGAGCGTCTCGCGGACGATCCGCACGGTAGAGGATCTGCTGCGGCATATCGAGGCTGACCTTGAGCTATACCAGGTGGCACAGAGTGAAGCGACCAAATGGGAGGGAATGTCGGTCAATCGCGAGACCGGTCGGCCGGAGGTCACTGAGCTGTTCCGCGTGTTCGTGCGGTTGAAGCCGAGGGGCGGGCCAACAACCAGGGAGATCGTCGACGGGATGATCGCGGCGGCATCCTCAGCGATCCGCCAGCCAAAGATGCCGGGCCACGGCCGCAAGCAGTCCGGGTTGTGGAGCGTGCTCGTGATGAGCGATCTCCACTTCGGGGGACGATCGTGGAGGCACACCACCGGCAGCGACTATGACTTGTCGATCGCTGCTGATCTGGTTGGCAAGACGGCGAGCCGGCTGATCGGCAGGAGCGGCGACGCCTGCCGGCGGACGATCGTGCTGGCCGGCGACACCCTGCACTTCGACACGGTCTTCGGCACCACCACCGGCGGCACCTACATCGACCGGGACTCCCGCCTTCAGAAGACGATCGAGCTGGCCGTGGCGTCGATCGCCGGGGTGGTTGAGTTGTCGGCCGAGTCGATCCCCACCGATGTCGTGTTCGTCCCCGGCAACCACGACACCGCGATGGCGTGGGCACTCCAGAAGATATTCGTCGAGAGGTATCGGGACGATAAGCGGGTCACGGTCAATACGGAGTTCACCACCCGGAAGTATCTGACGCACGGCGGGAATCTGGTCGGCATCACGCATGGCGATAAAGCAAAAAAGAAACTGGCCGGACTGATGGCAATCGAGGCCGCTGCCCTGTGGTCGCAGTGCCGGCACCGCGAGTGGCACGTCGGCCACCTGCACAACCAATCGGCCGAGGTGGGGACGATCGACGGCGTGATCGTGCGGACGGCCCCCACGATCGTTCCGCCAGATTCGTGGCACGTCGACATGGGGTTTGTCGGTGCCGAGCGGGCTATGCAGGAGTGGGTCTATTCGCAGCGTGGCGGGCTGCACGAGATGCACATGGAATATGTGGGGGGTGCGAAGTGACGAAACCTATGCCCGAAGAAACTTTGGCAGAGGTTTCGTATCGCGAACCGCTCTCCCAGGAATACATCGCGACGGCCCTCCGCGATGCGCGTCGATTCATGGGGCAATGGTGTGGAACATCGGGAAATCTCGCGGCACACATCGTGAGAATCCTAAAAGAAAGGGAACGGATGCTGGAAGCAACACGGTCGAGTGGCGTGGCGGATGCGGCGGGGACGGCGGCAGAGGTCGCCGCAGCGTGGGCGAAGTATCGGCAGGACGGGCCGGTCGAGCGGGCGGTCTACGGTGCCCCCGCCGATCAGCTCGACAAGACCCCCGCCGAGCAGCTCTGCGAGAAAACGGCCGAGGTCATCCGCGACCGCCGCCCCAAGTACGGCGGACCGAAACATCACTTCGCCCGGACGATCGGTATGGTCAACGCGGCCTTCGCCGACGTGCTGAAGCGACCGCTCACCGAGGCCGATTGGGCCACGATCATGATCCTCGACAAGATCGCCCGGTTCCGGGGGCCGGGGGCCACTGTCGACGGCCCCGTCGATATCGCCGGGTATGCCGCTTGTCTCTACGAGGTTATGGATCGGGAGGCTGGTCAATGAGGTGGTACGACTGGACGGCGCTGGTCTGCGTCGCGTCATTCTCGGTTCTTGTTTGGGCAGCCATGTTTGGCGGGCTTATGAACTGCAGCCATCGGTGCTACTGGTGCCGGGTTCCGCTGGCCCCTGCCGCTGACAAAACCGACTAGTGGACAAGCGTACAATGGCAGTAGAGGACCGACGTGGCACAAACCCATGAGTGGCTGTTTCGCACCACCGGCCGCGGGCGTGAGCCGCTCGCGGCACCGGAGGAGGGCGGCACCCATGTGCATTACCAACCGACGCGCCGGGCCGGCATTGGCTCGATCACAAGTACGCCCCCGGGCCGACGACCGCTGACATTCCTTGAGTACCTCGCGATCCGCTCCGGCATGACGCTTGCCGAAGCCACCAAGCTCCACGAAGAAGGGAAAATCCACTGATGTCCACCTCGCTGACAGTCGCCGGCACGACGCGCCTCGCCTGGTCCCTCTCCGATTCGCAGTCGGTCGCCGACTACTCTGCCTCGGGTGAGGATCGCACCTCGCGTGCGATCTCTAACGGCACGGGCGTGGGCCAGGCCAACGTGGCCGCGTCGAAGTCGCTCACCGGCACGCAAGCCGGGTTCTCGATGTCGACCACTGGCATCACCGGATCGGTCCTCGGGACGCTCCAGACAGCCAACGTGTCGACCGTCCGCGAGTTGCTCGTCCAGGTGCCGACCGGCCCGACCGGCGGGTTTCTCACCGTCACGCACCCTGGGATCTCGGGCGTGCGTGTTGGCGTCGGCGGGCAGCTTCACATCGCCGACTACGGCAGCGGCATCACCGGCGGCACGCTGGCGTTCGCCACGTCTGTGACCGGCACCTACGGCGTCGACGTGACCGCGGTTGGCGTGGGGACGTACTCTTGATCGCGGACGCCCCGATCGCCGTCGCCGAGGCCGCCCCGGGGGGCGTGCTCACGAAGACCGACGCCTTCATCAGCGCGGCCCGGTCGGCGGCTGGTGACGGTCTCACCTGGTCTGAGTTCGGCGAGCTGCTGGTGGCTCTCCTGCGGCTGTCCGTCGCGTCGCTCGACGCCGTCTCCGTCATGACCGGCGAGGAGAAGAAGGCGATCACCCTTGACGCAGCCGGCCGGCTGTTCGACGCCCTGGTGGGCCTCTGTAGCCCGCTATTTATCTGGCCCATCTGGGGCCTCCTCCGCACCCCAGTCCGGCTCCTCGTGCTCGCCCTGGCGTCCGGTGCAATCGAACAAATCCTGCCACTCGTGAGGCGCGCATGATCCCTACTCTCCTGGTACTCGCAGCGGTGGCAGCCTGGGGCTGGCCTCACCTCCAGCCATTCGCCGCAAAGGCAAAGGCCGCCGCCGCCAAACTCACGCCCCGCCACTACGCCGGCATCGCGCTGGTCGCCGCGGCTATCGCATACGGGATCATGCCGCCGGCGTCCCCCGGCCCCGGGCCGACGCCGGCCCCGGACGTGGGTCCGCTGTCGCTGGCGGGATTGTTCTCCGGCCCCACGGCCTCGGAGGACGCAGCTCTCATCGGCGCGGTGTGTTCGGAGTTGGCTGACGAAATCGAGTTTTCCTCCGGCACCCCCGACGGCTACCTCTCCACCGGCATCGCGGTAGACGAGCTGCGGAAGCGGACCCGGATCCTTCGCTGCCGGGGTATTTCGATTGGCGACCGGCAACCGGTTGCCCGCGACGCGATCGCCAAATACCTCGATGACGCCGTGGGCACCGACGGCGGGCCGCTGACCGCCGAGCAGCGTTCGGCGTGGGTTGTCGCCTATCGCGATCTGGGGAGGGCTGCCACCGATGCGGCGAAGTAGCGAGTGGACCTGGTCGGCGATCGCGTTCGTGGTTTTTGCGGCGGTGCTGGGGACCGTGGTTTCACGGTACGTCTCCAAACTGGCCGACAAAGTCGAGAGCAACTTCGGTTATGTCCCTGACGCAGAAGGTACGCGGGAGTTTCTTCGCGAACTAGACCAGCCGCTATTCCGCCAAGCCGGGGCCGAGGTCATCGCCGGTGCGAAGGGTCGCGATGCCTACCTGTATCGGTTCGCTGACCGCTGCCACCGGCAGCGGTACGGCAAGCCGTTCGGTCCGTGGAACCAGGGCAGTGCCGGGACGTGCGTCTCTTTCGGTTGGGCCATGGGTTCGTACATCGGTCAGTGTGTCGACCACGTCGCTGGCGGTCTGGCTGAATGCCCGCTGGTCGTGGCGACCGAGCCAATCTATGGGGGCTCGAGGACCGCAGGGCGGATGCCGCCGGTCACCAACGCTGGGTTCTCTGACGGCTCCTACGGCGGTGCCGCGGCACGCTGGGTGTCGGGCCGATGCAGGGACCAGACGGTCGGCGGGATCCTCTACCGCCAGGTCTACGGCGACATCGACCTCACGACCTACTCGATCGACAGGTCGCGCCAGTGGGGCAACGCCGGCGTGCCGTCGTCCCTCGCAAAGCTGGGCCGTGACCACACCGCCCGGGCCGTGGCACTGTGTGAGGATTGGGAGTCGCTGACAGCGGCGATCGAGTCGGGCATGTGCGTCCCGATTTGCAGCAACGTCGGATTCGCAACCGGCGATCGCGATGCTGACGGGTTCTGCCGTCGTTCAGCACAACCCTGGAACCACTGCATGGTTGCTTGCTCTGTGAAGTACGCGGCGAACAACGGCCCCGGGTCCGCCACCCCGATGAAGAACCCACGCGACGGGATCCTTATTTTAAATAGCTGGGGGTCGTATGTAGGGGGACAAAAGCACCCAGCCGACCAGCCGGATGGGAGCTTCTGGATTTCTCGCCAGGACGCGGAAGCGATCCTCGCCCAGGGCGATTCGTTCGTAATCGGTTCGGTCGACGGCTTCCGGTATCGCGACCTCGATCACGCCGGTTGGTTGCAGCCGGCCCCGGCCCCGACCGACGCGGCGAAGCTGCCGGCAGTCAATCACCACCTCGCCCTCTGAGTGTTGTCATGACAAAACGCAACGTCGTTCTCTCCTGTCTCGGCTGTTTGGTGGCCGGCTATCTGGCCGCCAGTGTGCCAGGGTTCGACCCAGTGAATCCTTTCAGCCCGCGGCCGCAGCGGCCGTTCCTCCAGTTCGTGTCTCGGCTGGCGAAACTTGGGTTGTGGATGACGGTTTTCGCCGAGCCGGCACCTCGACCTGTTGAGGAGCAATATGCGGCCGCCCACTGTGGGGACCGATCACTCGTATGTCATGCGGAGGGCTGGTGATGTTCTCAATCATTCTGTGGATCGTGTTTGGCTGGATCGCTGGTTCGGTGGCCGAATGGTTGTGGCCGCCGGTCAAGCCGACCAGCCGCTGGCAGACGATTGCCGTCGGCGTCGTGGGTTCGGTGGCCGGAGGTTTGGCCGGTTCGCTCGTGTCTGGCAACCACTACCGGCCGGCGGGGATCGTGCTGTCGGTTGTCGGTGCGGTCGCGTGCATGGCGATCTGGCGAAAACTCGATGAGGTAAAGCCATCATGAGCATGATCTGGCGTTGGCTTGTGTCACTGCTGGTTTGGCTGTCGGCGGACCACGACCGGATCGCGACCGAGCCGGCACGAGCTGCGGCTGCGGTGTCGGCCGCCAGGGCGTCGATCCTCGAGGAGATGGCGGCGAAGCCGCCGGCCCCGGTGCCGGTGAAGTCGGGCACGACCTGTGTCTCGGGATCCTGCCCACCCAGGCGGTGACGAGTGAACGACGCGATCACCCAACTGCAGGCGCACGTCCGCTACCGGTTGGGGCCGCGGGTCACCTACGCCAAGCCGTGGCGGGTAAACGGTCTCACGAGGTTGGTTGTGCGGCATTGGCCGCACTCTCACCTTGAGGATGCCGCGTCAAACGGTGGGCGGAATCACGCATCCGTCCGGCTGGCGATGCTGCTGATGCAGGCACAGGTTCGCGAGCAGTGGGAAGCCCGGCAAGGGTCGGGCCCGCTATGGGATGCAATCCTTTGCGGCACCACGTCGGCGATCGGGGTGGTGCTACTGGATCTCTGGTGGCCGTCGCCGGGCTGGCGGACGACTCTGCGGGCGATGGCACGATCACTGGCCGAGGATCGCGAGCACGGCGTCGATCGCGTCGTGGACGGCACGGGCGAGCCGGGAGTCGGTCCCTAGCTCCTGCCCGATGCGAACCAAGAGTAGGCTGCGGATGGCGTCGTTCCAGGTGGGGCGCGTCATTGGAACAACTCCTGCGCCATGAGCTGGGCCGGGAAGCCGGCGATCGGCACGTCTGCCGGGCTGGTTGTCCACTCGTATGCCATGCCCGTGGGGTGGATCGAGGGCGGCAGGACCGACTGGGCGGCACGGCCGCCAATCCGGATCTCCAGGTCGTCGGCCTTGATGACGGCGGTCTCCGGCATCCACGGTTCCCAGTGGTAGAGCCGGTGCTCTCCTCGGGCCGACCGCCAGGTCGGCGTCGGGATATCGAGCAAGCCGAAGGCGGCGAGCTGGTCGCGGCCCTCGGGCGTGTCGTATTCCACGTCGACGACGCCCGACATGGGGCCGAGCAGGATGCCGATGTTCGAGCCGGCGGCGAGCCACCGGGCCACGTCGTCGGGGTCGTTGGTGGCTTTAGTTTGCCAGGCTGCCCCTATCGGGCGTTTCTCCCGGCGGGCGACGCGGATGATGAGACAGCCGGAGTCGAGGAGGGCGAGGATGTCGGGGGTCATGCGGCACCTCCGATCAACAGGTCGGCACCGGCGTCGTGCGTCCGCAACTCGATGCCTCCAACGGCAAAGGGGCGGACGATCGACCACACCGACCGAAGCTCATCGGCGGTGGGTTCGTCCGGCATCCGCGAGTCGTCAAGCGAAAACTCCCGCCCGACGATCACGCGCTGGCCCGTGATCCCATTGGTTGTGGCGACGGCAGTCACCGTGCCCCAGCCCGTCGGCAGCTCGTGGGAGATTCTCTGGGCGAGCAACACGGCACGGTCGTAGTCGGGATACTTTGTTTTCATGGGTTCTCTCCTGGTTGTGCGGCCGGGGCCGCGGGGTGTGCTGGCTGTCTATTTGTATCCAATCGGCAACAACTAGACAAGGGGTTAGGGAAAGTTTTTTCTGTTGAGGGCTAGTGGGCGTGGTTTCCGCCGCGTGGTCGGCCGCGGCCGGATGCTGTCTCGGCGAACGATTCGACCGCCGACCGTAGGGCAAACCATTGGTTGTCGATCTGGATTCCGGAGACGTGCCCATTCTGGACTAGCTTCCTCATCCATAGCCGCGACACGTTCGCCAGCTTGGCGGCGGTGCCGATGGTGACGTATTTGTCCGGGTCGATCTTGGGTGCCATGTGGGACATTGTTGCCGGTCGGCTCCAACTGTCAAGCGATTGCGGCATGGTTGTGGCTGGCCTTGTGCAAGGTGTCGGCCGCGGTTTGGCATTCGTTGAGGCTTCCGTAGGTTCTGCCGTCGACCGGCGATCGGTTGTCGCCGGTCGTTATGTAGTACGGGTAGAGGGCAGTGCCGTGGCCGCAGTGGCGGACGATCAGGCCCGGTAGGTCGTCGCGGGTCCAGGCGAGGTTTCGGCCCCAGGGGCCACGGTGGCCGATCCATTTCGCGGGCGTGGCCTCGGGCTCAAACGCAAATAGATACAGCTGGGTTGTCGCCTGGGCGGCCGCGGGTTGTGCGCCTGGTTGTGGCCGGCGGCCGTAGACGGTGGCGAGCTTCTCGCGGAATGCGGCCTCGGCCGCCACGGCGTCGGCCGGTGGCTCAATGGTTGCACGTTCGGTGCCGTCGCAGCTGGCGTCGATCTTGCCCGCGATGCGGGCGGCCAGGCGGCCGACGTGGCCGGGGCCCGTCTCGCGGTATCGGCAGTGGTTCACTGCTAGGTTGCAGGAGTCCGACGAGTCAAAATCGTATCGGTGTGCCTCGGCCTGGGCCCGCATCATGTGGAGCCACGGCCGCCGGTAGGCTCCGTTGGATCCGGCCACCAGCTCGTCGAGGGCCGCGAGGGCCTGGCCGATACGGGCGTGCCAGGCGGTCGTCCCTGGTTGTGCATACTCGCCGCTAGAACCGATGGCCACGTATTGGAAACCGCCTTCGACCAGGCCGGTAAGGCGCTCAAGCGGTTCGTGCATGTGCCATACGGCCATCGTCCGATCGGCGTCGAGCTGCAAGCCGAGTTCGAGCACGGCACCGCGGAAGTCGATCAACATGGCGTCGTTGTCCGCGGCGTCGCCGTCGATCACGTCGGGCACGACGGCGACGGCCTGCGGGCATCGAGCCATGATGTCCGCGGCCCATCGGGCGAAGCCGTCCACGTCCATCGGCACGCCGGACCGCCACGCGGAGAACGCGCCGTTGTCCAGGAGTAGGATCTCGTCGTCGCCTACGGCCTCAATCGCCTGGTCGAGCTGGCCGCCGAGTTTGCTGCGAGTTGCATAGCTGACGCAAAAGCTGGACCCGGCGACCTCGGCCAGGTGGCAGATGGGTGTGAGGGGAAGTCCGAATACAGTGCGCTTCTTCATGGTTGGTTTTCCTGGTTGTGTGTTGGTTGTGGTTGTGGGTTGTCGGGCAACGCGCCCGGCATCCCCCTGGCCGGCCGCGGCGGACGCCGGGGCCGGCGTGGGGGCGGCCGGTCAGGTAAGGAGGGCGACAAGCTCCCGTGCCCGAAACATGGCAGACCCGCACGCGGCACAATCATCTGGAGTGCTGGGGCGGTTCATTGGCCGGACGATGGCCCGGAGAAGATCCAGCATTTCCCCGGCGTGCTGTCGGGCCGCGTTGACGGCCTGGCGGCGGGCGTCGTCGGCCGGCGTGGTTGTCGGGTAGTCCAGGTCTACGTGGTCGTCGCAATCGTGGCACCAGTTGCCTAGTTCGTCGCCGTGCGGGCCTTCCCCTTCGACGACGTAGGCGATGCCGTCGGCGTCGTAGTCAATCCACGCGGTTGTCTCGACGTTGTGGCTCCCGCATGCCGAGCACGTCGGGCGCTGGTCGGTGGCGGTGTCGGTGGTTGTGGTTGTCATGGCCTGGTTCTCCGGGTTGGGGTCGTGGGTTGTCGGTGCGGCGGGTTGCCGAGCCGGCCCGGTTCCCCCTGGCCGGCTGGCCAGGGGTGGCCGGGGCGGCCAGGCTCAGTCGTCAAGGCCTTCGGCCAGGCTCCAGGCACAAGCGGCCGCGGCGGCCGCCATGTCGTCGACGGTCGGCCTGGTGCGGCGGCCGCCACGGCGGCGACGCTCGAGCTCGTCGGCCGCGTAGCAGATTTCGTCCGCGTAGTAGCTGGCCTTGTCGCTATCGGGCATCGCGGCGAGGGCAGACTTCGCGTCGGCGATCGTGAACATAAGTTCGGCGTCGCTCATGGTGCGGCATCGTCGGGGATAGGCTGCGTGGTCGATCTGCGGGACGTGGTAGGCGGGCATGGGTTGTGCTCCTGGTTGTGGTGGGTTGTGGTCGGGCGTTGTGCCCGGCCGCCCGGTTTCCGGCCGCCATCGGTGGCGGCCGGTGGCCGTGGGGCCGCGGCGGTCAGTTGGGGAAACCCTCTCGCCAGTAGCACGGAGCCGGCCGGTCGTCGTCGGCCTGGTCGTCGTCGCCGGCGACTACCTCGCCGATAAACTCCTCGACTCCGTTGGCGTCGTCGTCCAGCCGGTAGACGCTGGCGGATTCGCCATCGTCTGCCCCCTCGTCGGCGAGTAGTGCGCGGGCGTAGTCGATGGCCGCTGAGTCGGTGACGGCGTCAAACCGCGTCGACGGTCCGCGGTCGAATCGTGCAAGGTAGTCGGGCATGGTTGTGGCTCCTGGTTGTGGTTGTGGTCGGTCGAACGTCGGCCGCCCGTTTGCCCCCGCCCGCGGGCGACGGGGGGCGACGGGGGGCCGGGCATCAAGAGAAAAAGCGGCTTGCGATGCCACGGCCGAAGATGCGGGCAGCGCGACGGCGGATAGCGTCGGCCGCTCCGTTTTCCTGATCGCTGCCGCCCAGGTCGCGGTCGAGTGCTTGCCAAACCAGGCCCGCAAGAATCGAGCAAGCCGCTGCCCGGTATTCGGTCGGAAAGTATTGACCGGTCGTGTAGTCCAGCCGCACTCCGCCACCAGCGTAGAAAAACTCCAGCCGACGGTTGCCGCTGGTTGTGGTGATGATGTCGTCTGCGGTGATGTCCTCGCGGCCTTCAACGAAGGCGAGGAGCCTGCGGGCATCGCGACCGGCCCGCAGCATCGGCCGATAGTCGGACATGAAGGCCGCTCGGTCGTTGCCGTACTCGCGAGGGTCGATTCCGCTCCGCTGGTCAATGAACTTGCGGACCATGTCGCAGAGCGTCGCCTTGCTGGTCTGGTTGGTTGTGGCATTCATCGTCGTCTCTCCGTTCAAGTGTTCCGGCCGTTTGAATCCCGCGGCCGGTTCGGGTTGTGTTGTTGGTTGTGTCCGATGGGCAACAATAGGCTAGAAAGGAGCGGCCGCAAGGTGAGCACGAACGCGGGGACGGCCGGCGGTTGGGTGGCGCTGGAAGAAAACCACGTCGGCCGCGGCGACCTCCCAACGGCGGCCGATCTTCCGGCCGCGGACCTTGCCGGACCGGACGAGTTGGCGCAGCCATTGCTCGGTTATGTCGGCGGCGGCAGCGGCAGCAACTAGACCGGTCCAGGTCGTTTCCACGTCGTCGTCGGCGGCCGCCTGGTCGATGACGCGGGCGATCGCCTCCCGCATCACGTCGTCCGCGTCGCGGAGTGTCGGGGCATCAGCGGCGAGGTCGGAGTAAAGGTCGGCGGACGCCATGCCCCGGAATGCGGCCACAGTGTCCAGGGACAGATTCGCAGCATCGCCCGTCGTGAAAGCGTGCCGGTTGGCAAACTTCGCCCGGCCGCCGTGTTGGTCGCCGGACAACTCCTGGAAAGCCTCGCGGCGGAATGCGGTCTGGCTTGAAACCAGGTCGGATTCCATCGCCCGCATTTCGCGATAGACCGCCATCACGTCGGCCCACTCGATCCCAGCCGCCGCGGCGGCGGCTTTATGTTCGGTCGTGTTCATCGTCTTTCGCTCCCGTGTTGTGGTCATAGTATCCCATCGGATAGTAGGCGTCAAGTGCGACACACAAAAATATTTTTGTGTGCTGGAATACGGGCGTTGCTGCGAAGTTGTTTCCGACCGGACAGTTGGTAAGTGAGAATCCGACCAGCGACCAGCGACCAGCGACCAGCGGCGAGCGGCCAGCGGTCAGCGGCGACCAGGTCGCCGACCTGGTCGCGGTCGGCCGGTCGTGAACATGGTCGGCTATCGAAATACCCCGCGGCCGACGGCCGTCGGCTATCGAAATACTCTCGGCCGGTTGGGGAGGGCTATCGAAATACTCGGCATGAGTGTACGGCCGTGCACAATAGTGCACGGCCGTACACGGGTCCTTCCGCCCCGCGGCACGCGGGGTGCCCCGGCTGCGAACGACACCCAATCGTCGAGTCCGCGCCCAAACGTCGCCAGAAGCCCCAAAACGGCCGCCGCTGATCGCGGCGGCCGACGCCACCCCCTAGCGGCGATCACCCCGGAGAAACGCTCTCAGGGGGCTCAGAATCGCCG